GACTTTGACGTCTTTTCTTAATCAACAATATTTAGATAAGTTCATGCCAAGCGTGACTGGAGTTACTTATCGAGTTTATCAACCATATTATGTAGAACAATATAAAGGATTAGACAACTATGGGTTTCCACACATGTCGGCTCAAGATAGAAAGAATCATATCAATCATCAGTCTGAATGCGGTCCATCTGTTGCTGTTTTCGTTGAGCGTGATCTTGTCGCTATTTTTGGTATGGTGCTTGTATGGAAGGGTGTGGGTGAGGCGTGGTCTACTTTCGATGAGAAAGCTAGACGATACCCAATAGCTATGACTAAGTCTGCATTTACATTCTTTGATATCTGTGAGATATTATTTAATTTACATAGAGTGCAAATTACGGTAGACTCCAGTGATAGTCGAGCTATGCGATGGGCAAAATGCTTAAAGTTTGAATCAGAGGGTTTGATGAAAGAATATAGTTCAGATAAGAAAGATTATCATATTATGAGGAGAAAGTAACATGGGTGGTTTATTTGGAGGAACGCCAGATAATTCAGCTGCTATGGCTCAGATTGAACAATCTCGTAAAGAGACAGAGCAAGCAAGAGCTGACGCACAAGAAGAGAAAAGAACATTGCAAGAAGAGATGGCAGCAAAGAAAAGAGCAAGACTTGCTGGCGGATCAAGAGCGCTTTTATCTGATACAAGATTAACACCAGAGACTGGCATCGATGATGAAGCTAGTACAACACTAGGAGGATAGTATTATGGGTGGAGTAGTAAAATCAAAACCAAAAGCAGCAGCACCGGCGCCAGCACCAAAGCCTGTACCAGTTATTAAAACAAGAGATGTAGGTGCTGAAAGAGAAGCGGCTACGTTAAGGTCAAGACGTGGAAGAGCAGGTGGCTTGTTAGCTAAAGCATTGCCATCAGAAATGGAAACTGCCAACACATTAGGCACTAAAACAAAAGTATAATTACCTAGGATAACAAATGGGGTTAAAGACAATAAGAAGCGAGTTGCTTTCTGATGCTGATTCAGTATCTGCATTAGAGCTTGCTGCTAGTTTAAAAGAAAGACAAGATCCTAGTATTAGCAAAGAATCTATTGTTGATACCGTTATACTGCCTATAGCATATCATGAGTCTCAACTAGATCCACAAGCTAGGCAAAAGATAATTAAGCGTGGCGTAGAGGTAGATGGACCAGGAAAAGGGTTAATGCAATTTGAGGACGCGTCACTATACACCGCATCTAAAAGAGCAAAAATGTTACTTGAAAAAAACAACCAGAAAGTTCCTTCTTACATACAAAAGGTAATTGATCGAAAGATTACTGATGCATCTAAACTAACCACTGGACAACAGTCAGCATTAGCTGTTTATGATTTGTTGCAGAAACCTAAAGCTAATATTGCTTTGGTAACTTCTGGAGTAGAAAGTATTAAGATGCTATGGGAAAATTATTGGTGGGCAGGGAAGAGAAACAAACCGACAAGACGTGCTAAATTTTTAGATGATTACAAGTCGTATCTTTTAGATTATCGCGATAACATTAAAGACTAGGAGCTAACATGGCAGAACCAAAGCTAACAAAGAAACAAAAAGAAATGCTGAAGAAGCAAATGGAAAAGAAGATGGACGAAAAGACTGACGAAGGCTATGACAAGTATTATGAAGATGAAGAAAAAGACAACAAAGCCGACAGAGAAAAAATGATGAAAGTCCTTAAAAAACTACTAGGTAAATAAATATGCAAAATAATACATGGTCATCTGAGTTAAAAGGCGGTCCACTCTTGGCTAGGCTGTTTACAGAAATGACATTAAAAAAAGAAAAAAACCCTGAGAAAAGGGCATTTTTGGAGAAAGCTAGAAAAGCTTTATATTCGCCAACAGAGCAAGTTAATGCAAGCAAACAAGAAGCAGTAAGAGAAAAAAGTGATGTAGCATCTACTGCCGCTGCAAGAAGAAGGGCCATGCGAGGCAGATCAGGTTTGATGTCAACAATAAGGTAAAGATATGTGGAGCTGGCATTTATATTGGGGTATGGGTTTTGGTGTTGAATGGACTGAGTCTGAATGGCATTCAGGTGAGATTATCTCTCACTTCTTAATTAACATAGGATGCTTACGCATTCAATATAGTGAGTGGGCGTAATGGCTATTAATGTAAAAAGAGAATCAGATACCACGAATTCTAGGTACGTTGTATTAACACAAGCTGACATAGATAATAACCAGCAGGTTACTGGTAGTGAAAGACCACTAATCGTTGTTGATACTAATCATCATAGGCTACATGAAGGGCGTGCATATTTTTTATATGAAAACAGAACTAATGGTACACCTTTAGCAGATGGTGCTTCAATAGATTTTGTGATTGCCTCAGGTAGTGGTACAAACATGCACATAACATTTGGTGCAATTTGTGGTGGCGATGCAGAATTATATTTATATGAGGGAGCAACTGCCTCAGGTGGCACTAGCGTAACCGCTGTTAGAAGAAATCGCACTATTAGTAACACAAGTAATACAGCAGCTTTATTAGACCCAACAGTAACTAATGTAGGAACAGAGTTATTTGCTGAGTTAGTAGCTGGTGGGATTAAAAAGAAAGCAGGTGGTGGTGATGGTGGTTCGTTAGAATATATCTTAAGCCCATTAACTACTTATTTAGTTCGATTAACTAATGTAAGCAATGCTGCACAATACGCAACTTTGGAGTTAGAATGGTATGAATAAGCCAGGATTATACGCAAACATTAATGCAAGAAAGAAAGCAGGTACTAGCAGGACTAAAAAGAAATCAACTATATCTGATAAAGCTTATGCACAGATGAAAGCTGGCTTTCCTAAAAAGAAGAAAGCTTAACTATGCCTGCTAAAAAATATCAAAATCCAGAGGGTGGACTTAATGAAGCAGGAAGAAAACACTTTAAAAAAACAGAAGGTGCTAACCTTAAAAGACCGCAAGGATCTGGCACTGATAGTCGGCGTGTATCTTTCGCTGCTCGTTTTAGCGGTATGGCTGGACCTTTAACAGACGAGAAAGGTAGACCAACAAGATTAAAACTTGCATTAAAGAAATGGGGTTTTGGTAGTAAAGAAGCAGCACGTAATTTTGCAAACAGACATAAAAAAGGATAATCATGGTAGCAATGATGAGATTAACAGCTGAAGATGTTTTAAACAGACATGAAAAAGCTTTAATTAGAAAAGAAGATTTTAGAAACTTATACGAAGAAGCCTATGAGTTTGCATTACCACAGCGCAATCTGTATGACGGACATTATGATGGTAAGGTCGGTGGCAGTAAGAAAATGAATCGTGTGTTTGATTCTACTGCAATCAGCTCTACTCAGCGTTTTGCAAACAGGATGCAGTCAGGCATATTCCCTCCACAAAGAAAATGGTGTAGGTTAGAACCAGGACCAGATATTCCTGAAGAACGAAATGCTGATGCACAAGCAGCGCTAGATGTCTATAACGAAAGATTGTTTGCTGCATTAAAGCAGTCTAACTTTGACATTGCCATTGGTGACTTTTTGTTAGACTTGTCTGTAGGTACTGCGGTTATGATGGTTCAACCAGGTGATGATATTAATCCAATTAACTTTATTCCAGTTCCACAATACCTTGTTTCAATTGAGGAAGGCGCTAATGGTCAAGTAGATAATGTATATAGACGTATGCGTATCAAAGGTGAAGCAATACAAAGACAATGGCCTGAAGCAAAAATTCCATCAGAACTACAAAAGAAAATAGATCAAAAGCCAACTGACGAAGTTGAACTAATTGAAGCAACGGTATTAGATCAAAAGCGTGGTGACTATTGTTATCATATTATACACAAAGAATCCAAGACAGAATTGCTCTACAAAAGAATGGAATATAGTCCTTGGGTTGTGTCTAGGTACGCTAAAGTTGCTGGTGAAATATATGGGCGCGGACCATTAATCACTGCAATGCCTGACATTAAAACACTAAATAAAACATTAGAGTTGTTACTTAAAAATGCTTCTCTAGCTATTAGTGGTGTGTATACAGCAGCTGATGACGGAGTGCTTAATCCAAATACGGTGAAGATTATGCCTGGTGCTATTATTCCTGTTGCACGTAATGGCGGACCACAAGGTGAATCACTTAAAGCTTTACCAAGAGCTGGTGACTTCAATGTATCACAAATTGTTATTAATGATTTGCGAATGAACATTAAACGCACATTGTTAGATGAGTCATTACCTCCAGACAACATGTCAGCACGTTCTGCTACTGAGGTTGTAGAAAGAATGAAAGAATTATCACAGAACCTCGGCTCTGCATTTGGTAGGCTTATTAATGAAACAATGATTCCTTTAGTATCCAAGATGTTGCAGGTGATGGATCAGCGTGGCATAATAGACTTACCACTTAAAGTCAATGGACTTGAGATTAAGATTTCTCCAGTAGCGCCATTAGCTATGGCACAAAACATGGATGAAGTACAGAACATCTTACAATACGCACAGATTGCACAGCAAGCTGGACCACAAGGACAAATGGCTATTAAAGTTGATGTTATGTTAGATCATATTGCAGAGAAGCTAGGTATACCTCAGAAATTGAGACCTACCCCACAAGAGCGCATGATGATGCAACAACAGATGGCACAACAAGCACAACAGATGGCGCAACAAAATCCTGAGATGGCTACTCAAGTAGCGGAAGCTGCGATTAAAAAACAAGGATAGATTATGGCAGGATGGGATGATTTAGAACAAGCACTACCTCTTGACGTACGTGATGTTAGTCAAGCTAGAGATGATTTAGATCGCTTAACATTAAGAGTGTTGGGTGATGAAGACGGAAAGAAACTGATGGATTGGTTACGCCAGTCTATTTTGGAGCAACCCGTAGCCTTGCCGGGAAGCGATCCTAGTTATGCATTTTATCGAGAAGGGCAAAATTCGTTAATTAGGGATTTAGAAGCAAGGATAATTAGAGCAAGGAAACTATAATGGAAGAAGCAATCGAGCCTAGTGTTCAGGAAACTGAATCGACTGGCCTACTCGATGGATCAATGCCAGAAACCGAGGAAGTTAGTCAAGATACAAATGCAGTAGAAATAGATCATCGTGATCCAGCAGAACTACAAGCAAAGCAAGATTATGAAAATGCTGATGATGAACCATTAGAAAGACCCGATTGGTGGCCAGAAAACTTTTGGAAAGGCGAAGAAGCTGAACCAGATTTAGAAGCCATAGCAAAATCTTGGACTGACCTTAGGAAACAAATATCTCAAGGTAAACATAAAGCACCTGCTGATGGCAAGTATGATACATCAGCTTTTGGTAATACACCTGAAGATGACCCAGTTAGAAAGCATGTTATGGATTGGGCAAGAGATAATAGCGTTAGTCAATCAGCCTTAGATCACCTAGTTGGTAAAGTTGTAGACATGGGAGCTATGCAACAAGAAACATTCCAAGTCAACGTCCAACAAGAAATGAAGCAGCTTGGACCTAATGCTGATGCCAGAATTAACGGTATGAAGAAATGGGGCGCAAGCCTTGTAAGCAAAGGAATATGGTCTAATGATGATTACGAAGAGTTTACTATCATGGGTGGTACAGCAAGAGGTATCAACGCATTAGAGAAGCTTAGATCATCTTATGAAGGCAGTGTTCCAATAGAAGCAGCTCCAGTTGAAGGCGCACCTTCTAAAGACGAACTATATCAAATGGTTGGTGACGAGAAGTATAAGAATGACCCAGCCTATCGTGCTAAAGTAGAAAAGCTTTTCGCTCAAAACTTCGGCTCGTAATTCATTGCAAATAAGCCTTATCTGTGGTATATTCATGGGTAAGGCATATTGTAAAGCACCATCATACAACCCTTAATGCAAGTAACCTTGTCGAATGGCTATCGTAAATAGCAAGCACAGGCCCAGACTTTCTGGCATACCAAAGCGATTAAATTTTATTTTTAATTTCTAAGGAGAAACAACAATGGCTATTGGATTATCTAATGCTTTTGTAACACTCTTTGATGCCGAAGTTAAGC